AGTCAACGGACCCCGGATGGCTTCGCGCATTCCGCGACCTTTTATATCCCAGGCGGGAGGTGGACGTGTCGTGATATTACGAGAGAAGCCCGGGTTTGATGCGGCGGACATGAAGCACAAGATAACCATCAAGCGCAAAGCCGCGACCACGCAGAGCACTACCACAGGGGACTGGTCACCGATAGGCACCGACACCACGCTGCTGGTTGCGTGGGCGGCGGCTAACAGTTTATCCGGGGCGGAGTTTTGGACCGCCAGGGCGATGCAGGCAGAAAAGACGGTCGTGTTTAAGATTTTCTACGACAGCGCGATCGCGAGCCTGACGGCCCAGGATTACATCGTATGGAACGGGCAGACCTACGACATCATCGACCCGGACAACCTTTTCTTTGAGAACAACATCATGAAAATAAAGGCGGTGGTGAGGACGTGACGTTATATCAGATTTTGGCATCGACCGGATACCGGGTATCTGAAAACGAATTCCCGGACAATTCCGGTGTCGCGCCGCCCTTTATCATTTACGAGCGGAACCGCAGCAACAATCTGCCGGCCGACAATAAGGTTTATTACAGGTCCGACGTCGTAACAATTCGCTTGGTTAGCCTTGGCCGGACGCCGAACAAAACTGCAAAGGCGGCCCTGGAAAGCGCGCTTAATACCAACGAGCTGCCGTTTGAGGTGGTGGACGGATTCTACGTCGAAAACCATGGAACATTTGAGCTTATATACGAAACGGGGGCGAGGCCGTGAGCGCACAGATTGAAATTGGCGGCCTGGCCTCGGCGGTCGGGCGAGAGCTTGAAATGTACAGCAGCCGGGTAAAGACAGGCGTCGACCAGGCGGTCGAGTATGTGGGCGGAGAGCTTAAAAACAACATCAAGAGGGACGCCCGCGCCGCCGGGATTGGTGGCAAAAAGTATATCCGGGCGATGGACCTTAAAAAAACCAGCAGCACGTTATATGGAAAAAGTGTGACGTGGTACGTCAAAGCTCCGCATTACCGGCTGGCCCATCTTTTAGAGCGGGGGCACATGACGGTAAACGGGAAAAAGACGCGGGCATTTCCGCACATACAAAAGAACGAGGAGCAGGCAAAAAAGGAATTTGAGGACCTAGTGGAGGGCGTGATCCGCAAAGGGTGACGCTTTTCTTTTAAGAAATTGAGGAGGATTAAAAATGAGCAATTTAGTAGAATTTGGTTTAAAAAACGTTTACTTTGCGACGTTCAGCCTGTCCGGCAGTGATATCGTCTACGGGACGCCCGAGGCGCACCCCGGCGCGGTCGCCATGGTACTGGCGCCGGAGGGACAGCTCACCGAGTTTTATGCGGACAACGGGATCTACTTCACCAAGGCGAAGAACAACGGGTATAAGGGATCCATGGAGCTCGCAAGGATATCGGACTGGTTCCGGGAAAACGTGCTGAACGAGATCAAGGACGCAAACCTGGTGTACACGGAGGATTCGGCAGAATCCATCACGCCGGTGGCAATGCTGTTTGAGGTCGACGGCGACGAGGCCGCAAACCTGTTCGCGTTTTATAACGTCCAGGCGTCCAGGCCTGCGGCAGACGCGTCCACCAAGACGAGCGTCGAGGAACCCAAGACGGTGAAGTTTGATATTTCGTGCAATCCTGCCCAGGATACCGGATATATCAGAGCAAGGGCGTCGGAGGCCGCAACCACGGCTGCGGCGACTTGGTACCAGTCTGTATACGTAACCGAATAACAACCGGAGAGAGGGGCCCGCAGCCCCTCTCTAAATTTTTAAATCGGAGGAAAGAATCATGGAGCGGACAATTACCATAGACGGCAAAGAAATTAAACTGAAAGCCAACGCGCGGAATGCGCTTATTTATAGGGCCTTTTTTGGAGAGGACATCTTCAAAGTGCAGGGCACCTTTATGAAAACCATAAACGACAAGGACGAGCTTATTATCGAAAACCTGGACTGCCTCGGGGTCATGAAATTGATATGGACGATGGCCAAAGCCGCAGACGCAGGGATCCCGACCTTTGAAGAATGGCTGGACCAATTCGAGGAATTCCCCATCCTGGACGTTTTTCTCGATTTGCAGGATATGCTCATGATCAACATGGCATCCACGACTAAAATAAAAAACGCAAAAGCGGCGGTAAGCTCACAACGCAAGGGCTGATTGCGTCTGCAATAAGCCACGGGCTCACCGTCGCGGATTTTGAATGTTTGACGATCGGCATGATAGGGGACATCACGTCCGAATTCATACCGGAGAAAGACCAAGTACGAAAAGCCACGCAGGACGACATCAACCGACTGTAGGAGTAAAAAAATGGCAGGTAGCATAAAGGGTATCACCATTGAGATCGGTGGGAACACCCAGCCTTTGATTAAGGCGCTTGAACAAGTTAATACGAAAAGCCGGGACCTGCAATCCGAACTGCGGCAGGTAGAAAAACTTCTCAAGCTGGACCCGACAAACGTCGCCCTGGTCGCGCAGAAACAAAAGATACTGACCGAGGCGGTCGAGAATACCACAGCCAAGTTAAAGACCCTTAAAACTGCAGAGCAGCAGGCCCAGGAGCAATTCAAAAAGGGCGAGATTTCCGAGGAGCAGTATCGCGCCCTGCAGCGGGAGATCGTAAAGACCGAGCAGGACCTCAAGGGGTACGAAACGCAGCTGAAAGAGGTCGGGGACGAAAGCAAGAAAACGGCGGACGCCACCACAGCCATCGGAAACAAAGCGGACGATTCCGCCAAAAAGACCAAGGGCTTCTCTGCCAGTGCGGCGGTGGGATTCGCGGCCATAGCAGCCGCGGCGACCGCGGCGGTCGCAGTGGTGTCCCGGGTCACCACTGCCATAAAAGACAACGTGAACGGCCTGGCGGAATACGCGGACGACATCAGCACCATGAGCGCAATGTATCGTGTGTCAACCGACACCCTGCAGGAGTTTGCATACGCCAGTGAGATCGTCGACGTTTCCATTGAAACCTTCGGGTCGTCGCTTGGCCGGCTGACCCGGAACATAAACAACGCCCGAAAAGGAACCGAGGACCAGGTCGCTGCATTCAAAGGGCTCGGTGTGACCTACGAGGACGCCAACGGGACCCTGCGCGATACGGAAGATATATTCTATGACGTGATCGACGCGCTCGGCCGGCAGACAAACGAAACCCAGGCCGACATATACGCGACCGCGCTATTTGGGCGGTCCTTCCAGGAGCTCAATCCGCTGGTCGCAGCCGGAAGCGCGCGATTAAGAGAGCTGGGCGACGAGGCGCGGACCGTAGGGGCGGTATTGAGCGGAGAGCAGCTCACAAAATTAAATAAATACAAAGACACCATGGACAAGATGAAGCAGCAGATCAAGCTCGCGTCCGCGCCGTTTGTTGAGGGACTGATACCCGCGATTAAACAGACCGCCGAGCTGATCAGCCAACGGCTCGCCTCTCCGGCGACCCAAGCCATGCTGCAGAAATTTGGCCAAGTGATCGGGAACATCATGCAAAAAGCCGCAAAGGCTTTCTTTGAATTCGCGGATTATATAGCCAAAAACGGGGATAAAATCCTGGCCGTGGTCGCAGGCATCGGGGCGGCATTTGCAGCGTTTAAAATTTCGGGTATCGTCCTGGCGGCCAAGGCGGCTCTTATCGCTTTAATTCCGTCGCTGACGGGCGCGGCCGCCGCACAGACGGGACTGAACGTCGCCATGAGCGCCAACCCCATCGGGGCGGTAATCGCAGGCATCGCGGCCCTGGTGGCCGTTCTCGGCGTGTTTATTTCAAGCGCGCTGAAAGCGGACGAGGAAACCCGGCAGCTCACGGAGGCGTCCGACAACCTGGTCGACAGCATGAAGCAGGGCGCCGTGGACTTCGCAGACACGACCGCCAGCATCGCGGCGCAGGGCGTCGTGGCAGGCGACCTGGTCGGGAAGCTGGACGCGCTCACCCAAAAGGCGAAGCTGACCGCGGCGGAGCAGGCGCAAATGCGTGTGTACGTCGATCAGCTGAATTCCATATACCCGGACCTTAACCTTGTCATTGACGAGAACACCGGGAAGCTGAATAAGAACACCGCGGAGATTACCAAGAGTGTAGCAGCCATGAAAGCCCAGGCCGAGCAGCAGGCGACGATGGAGCGGATAAAGCAGCTTTCCTCCGACGTGGCCAATGCCCAGCTGCAGCTGGCCGAGAATGAATACAAGCGCAGCGAGCTTTTAAAAGGGCTGACCGCGGAAGAAAAAAAGCAAGTTTCGGAAATGGCCAAATTAAGTATCCTGTTCGTACAGGCGCCCGAAGAATACCGGGAGATCATAAACAGCGTCCGGGATTTAGACAAGGCCGACAAAGAGCTTAACGAAACGATGGTGGACAGCCAGGAGAACCTGGACACCTATAACACGGACGGTGTGGTCGAAGCGAATGAAGCTGCCGCGGCATCGGTCGAGCTTATAACCGACGCGGAAGCGCAGCGGCTTATTCAGATGCAGGAGAACGGGGAGACGCTGTCCGCCCAGCAGACCCAGCAGCTGGAGATGTGGCAGGCGAACACGGACGCGGAGCTTACTGCCCAGGCGGAGGCCGAGGAGAAGCGCAAAGCGCTGCTGGAAGCGCGCGTGGCAATGGCCACGGACGCATTCAACCGCATAAACCAGGGCGAAGCACAATCCGTGCAATCCATGATGGACAACCTCAACGCAAACGCGGAGGCCATGAACGCGTGGGCCGACAATATGGCCGTACTGGCTGGCAGCGGACTGGACAAGGGATTTTTGCAGGAGCTCCGGGACAAAGGAACTGAAGCCGGCGCCACGGTGGCCGCCATGGTCAAATACATGACCGATACCGGGGATACCAGCTTTGCAGAATTTAATGCGGCGCTTAAAAACGCTGCAGCGGCCGGCGTGCGATCGGTGGATGATGAGCTGACGTCGGACGAAGCGACGCGCATCGGAAGCGACATGATGGACGCCAACGCCGCCGGCGTGGACGAGAACGAAGCGCTGGACGAATCCGTTGTGCAGCAGGTCATAGACGCCAAAGCGGCCATGAACACCCAGGTGATAGCCTCCCGGTTTCAGACCATCGGCGCCAGCATAATGACGGACATCATATCCGGGCTGAAAGAATCGAAAGCCGCCATGATCGCGGTGGCCAAAGAGATCGCAAACAGCTTAAAGGCCGCCCTTACCATTCGCGGAACGGTGTCGGCCACAGGAGGCGGAAGCACCGCAGCCATAAACGTGCGGTGGTACGGAAACGGCGGCGTTTTTTACGCGCCCAGCGTGATCGGCGTGGGAGAAGCCGGGACGGAGGTCGTCTCGCCATTAAGCACCTTGGAAAACATCATAACAAATTCAATCCAGCGGACCATAAACAACGCGCCCGAGATTCACATACAGCTCAACGTAAGAGAGCTTAACAAAGCGCAGACAGATTATTTTGTAGAAACGGTCAGCAGACGACTGGTGGCGGGGGTGTGATAGATGGTTAGACAATTTTATTTGCAGAACCAGGCCGGAGCCATAATGGATTTGATGGCCGAGAATCATTTTTTCCACAGGCCCCAGGGCCTGGGCTTCGGGATAGACGCAACATACGAGCGCCCGGCAGACGGATTCTTTGCAGAGGTGGACAGCCGCAGCGAGCAGATAAACCCGGTCGGGGAAATTGTTTTTTTGGGCGCCACGCCATACCAGGACTATGAGGCTTTCGTTAATTGGGTATGCGCGGCCAGCAGCATAAAGCTCGTGAGCAAACCGTACGGAACCACGGGCCGGGCATGCGACGTCAGCGTGGAGTTTTTGCAGAAAGCGGAGATCCAGGACGGATATCTGTGCTGCCCGGTGTCGTTCCGCGGAAAGACGCCGTGGTACAATACCAGCCCGACGGTCCTTAACTTCGCGCTCAACGACGACGTGGATTACAAAATTTATCCCTACACATACCCGTATGTTTATTCCAAGGCGAGCGCTTCAAACAAAGTGGTGCACACGGCCGCGGGTCATTACCCGGCGGCCGTGCGTTTAACCGCTTTCGGGGAGATGGTATCCCCGGCGGTGACTTTGAAGCGGGCCCAGGACGGGGAGATACTCGGAAAGCTGTATCTTGAGGGACTGGAAGTGGAGACAGACGAACACCTGCTATTCTCGACGGTCCCGGGCAGCCGGGGCGTGTGGGTGGTGGGCGCCGACGGGACCATCACCGACGTGAGCAGCTACATGGACCTCACATACGATTCATTCTTTCGGATTCCGCTAGGGGTGGAGTGCGAGGTGGTCCTGGAATTCACGGGATCCGCCGACACGGCCACGCTGTACGTTTACGATTATTACAGGCACGGGTGACGATATGACATGCTACATCAAAAACCGCTTGACGTTCGTAACCGAGAGCAACCACGAAATCACGGACCACGATATCGTGCTGGATTCGATATTTGATGATAAATCGACCATCACCATCACCGGCAAACATGCCGCGGCAAAGGGAGATATTGTGTGCGTGGACGACACCTGGATGGGCGTGATCGATGGGGTGGAGGTTAACGGGGGCGCCACGGTGCTCACGTGCAAAGAGCTGGCAAACCTGTTCGATCGGAAGATATCCGAGAACGAGCACGCCATCACCACGGCGGCCGGCGGCATTGAAAACACGCTAAAGGCAGCGCTGCAGGCCTGCTTTTTAAACCAGGCTGATGCGGCATACCAGCTGCCGTATTTGGTATTCAGCACCCCGACGTACACCGCAGCGGATCCGATGATTATACCGGACGTTAGCAGCGGCCTGTATTCAATCAAAGAGCACATGGAGCGGCTGCGGCGCATGGCTGGTGTGTTTGTGACATACTCCCGCGCTCGCATATCCGGGCAAGACAAGCTGAAAATCACAATACAAAAGCGGACCCCGCCGACGCGGGTGCTCGAATTCTCGGGCGAATTTGAAGTCACCGCGGAAAAGTACAACGACGACGCGCTGGCCAAGATTACGGTGAACGACGGCACCGGGACGGACGTGGATTATTACCTAAAGACCGACGGAACCATCGTCACGGCGCAGCCGGCCGCGGAGGACCGGGCCGAGGGACAGTGGACTGCGCTGTACGCAACCAGCGATATAGACAGCAAAGTAGCGGATAAATTCGCTGATAAGCAGTATTCTCATTCCGTCGAATTTAGCGGGACAGAGGAATATGGCGCTTTCGATCGCGCGGCGGTGCGTAAAGACGGCCGCGTTTTCACCAGCTACATTTCCAGCAAACGGATTAAACGGGGCTCCGACCGATTCTTTTATAAGATCGGAGAGCTGGTCACAGAACTGCCAAGTTTGATAAGGGGGCTACAAAAAGATGCTTAAGGGATTAACTTTTGATTTGCAGAGCAACGCCGGAGAAAACGACGCACAGCTATGTAAAGTGGTGCGGAGCAACGGCATCGAAAGCGGGTGCGCGATCACAAACACAGCGACCGAGATAGTGCTCGGTGCCGGGTACTTCAACGTAGAGGGCCGGAGATTTCAGATAGTGGGCTCGGAAACTGTGTCGCTCTTAAGCCCGATCGCGGACGGATACGTGCGGACAAAGCTCGTAATCGACATGACGCAGGCCGCGGCGCCCGTATTCGCGCAAGGATATTGGGATTATGACTACTCGGCAACGCTGGAGGGCTTCGCAGCACTGACGCAGGAAGATATAAACGACGGAGGAAACACGCACATATTCGAATACGAGGTCGCCGTGCACACGATCGAGAGCAGCGTCGTGACGGGGCTGGTGCGGTCCATGGGCAATTCACACCCGGTCGTTCCGCTTGTAGCCGCCACCCTTTCCACGGCCTCCTGGTCCGGCAGCGAGCAGATCGTAACGGTGACGGGCGTGCGGCCCACCAGTACGATTTTATGGGATATCGATTCGGAGAGCGCCAGCGCGGACGCAAGGGCGGCCCTGCGGGACGCGGCGATATACGCGACCGAGGTCGGGACCGACGAGGTGACCTTTGCATACGACGAAACGGAACCGACCGAGGACATCCCGATCAACATTCTCGTGCTCGGACAATAGGAGGGCAGCAGCATGGCTCCTATAATTGGATTACAAAAATATTACGGAAAACCCGAAATAGACCTTACTTATACCGGAAGCTGGACATATAGCAAGACGGGAAAAAGATCGGGATACGCAATACTACTCGGGAGCGGAACGCTAAACATTAACGCAAAAGTCAATGTGCGCGTTTTAGTTGTAGCCGGAGGCGGGGGAGGAGGAGGAACCTCCGCTGCCTTCCAATACGCCGGTGGTGGCGGTGGTGGCGGGGTAGTATTTGACGATGTCCGAAGCGTTTTACCCGGCGACAAAGTTATTGAAATAGGGAGCGGCGGCGCCGGCGGCACAACCGGGCTGGGCGGAAACGGTGGAAATTCAACGTTTGATGGAATCACAGCTATCGGAGGCGGCGGCGGTGGCGGCGGAGCGGGGGCGGTTGCTGGCGCGAACGGCGGCTCCGGTGGCGGTTCAAAGTATGTAATTGCAGGCGGCGCGGCTACACAAGGGGATTCATCCGGTGGTACGGGTTACGGTAATGCCGGCGCGTCCGGATCAACGTCCGGGGATGGGGGCGTTTCCAGCGGCGGTGGTGGCGGCGGCGGCGGTGCCGCAGGCACAAGACCCACAACGTCCGTCGTTCCGGTCGGAGGCGCCGGAAAAAACTTTGCAGATATTAATGCGAATTACTATGCCGGCGGCGGTGGCGGGACGCGTAAATTACAAGCCGCAGCTTCTGGAGGAGTTGGCGGCGGCGGCGCCGGCGGAGCGAGCAACGCTAACGGTTCGCCCGGAACTGCAAATACGGGCGGCGGCGGCGGCGGAGCAAACGCAGAAGCCACAGCCGGAAAGATCGGCGGCGCGGGGGGAAGCGGAATCATTCTGCTTCAATGGGATGATTAAAGGGGGAGCACATGAGATATGCGGTTATAAACAAAGAAACCAATATCGTGGAAAACATAATCGAAGCAACCACGACGGTGGCCGGCGAACTAGAGGCGGGCCTCGGTATGACCCTGGTATCGGTGGAAGGCATCAATGCTCAATGCGCGGACGTATATGAGCCAATCGACGGAAAATTCTATCGGGACGGCACGGAGGTGTCAAAGATTCCGACCGTCGAGGAGCAGATCCAGGCGGCGATTGACGCCTACACGCTAGAGCTGCTGGCCGGGGGTGTTTTATAATGAGCATTTTAGTAGAGAGCCTAAAAAGGCTTTATGGGGCCGACAGGATTACACTCGCGCGGCTAGACGGAATACTGGCGGACGGCAAGATCACCCAGGAAGAATATGATTACATAGAGAGGAGCGAAACAGAATGACACACAACGGAATTAATTTTGACTTTGTGAAAGACCTGGGCCTGGTACCGGCCAGGCCATACACAAAAAGAACGGAAACGAACCTGATCATCCTTCATCACTTCGAGAGCGACGCCAGCGTGGAAAGTGTGCACGCATACCACATAAGCCGCGGACACGCCGGCATCGATTACAACATCGTCGTCCGGCTGGACGGCACGGTGGTGTGGGGGCGCGGCCTGCTTTACCAGGGCGGCCACGTGATGAACGGGACGAGCTATCCGACCAACGGGATGAACGCACGGTCGATCGGAATCGCGTTCCAGGGGAACTTCAAAAACGGACCCATGAACGCAAAGCAGCTGGAGGCGGGCAAAAAGATACTGGCGGCGTGTGTGCTGGCTTTCCCCGGCATCGACAGCGTGACCAAGATTAAAACCCACATCGAGGTGGCGGGCGCCTCCCACACGGACTGCCCCGGCAAATACTTCCCCGCGGACGTACTGCGGGATTACATCCGCACATACGGGCAGGACAAGCCTGCGGAGCCCCAGGAGCCCCCGCAGGAGCCGCCGGCGCCGGTGGACGAGCCACAGGAACCGGTGGAACCCCAGGAGCCGACAGAGGAGCCCCAGGAGCCCACAGCACCGGAAAAGCCGGCCGTGGATTACTCCGATGTGGACCAGGGACCGCACATCCTCGAAGGGGGATATATTGAATCGGGCGGAGCGCAGAGGGAATCCAATAAACGGAAATACAGCAAGACCGAAGATTAGAGTGGGAGGATCCGCACATGCAGTGGGTACAAATTGTAATGACGGCGGCAATGGGGTTTCTTTTTGCGATGCTCATAAAGACAATAAACCGACGCGAAAAGAAAGCAGACAGGCGCCAGGAGCAAATGTTTGAGCAATGGGAAGTGGAAAAGGAATACGGGGACTGCGCCGGCGAGCTTATATACCGGACGGCGCGAGCCGCCGCAGAAAAAGGGGTGTGCAACGGGGAGGTCCGGGAGAAGATCGCGGACTTTGAAACTGCGCGCAAAAAACGAAACGCTTTCTACCGAAAACTAAATGCGCGTTTTGCGGTAGACGATAACTGAAAGGAGCTTTGGAATCATGGAACAAAAACCTTGGAAAAGCTGGGCCCTGTGGCTGGCGATCGTGGCGCTGATTGTTTTTCTCGTCAAGGAATTTACGGGACTGGACATCAGCGACAGCGCGGACGGATTCTTAAACGTCCTGCTGCCGGTCCTGGTGATGCTGGGCATCGTGAACAACCCGACGAACAAGACGGGAATTGGGAGTATAAAAGCCAATCCGGCGGCAGCACGACCTCCCACCAAAACAACGGCCAAAAAGTAAAATGTTACAAAGAAAAAAGGGCTCGCCCCATAATTGGGACGGGCCCTTTTTTATTTTTTACTTAATGCGGCGGACCCATCTTCCATTAGCAGATCGCGGCCCTTTAATTTCAAAACGTCTGCAGACCCGTCGACACCGTACAGGGTCACCACGTCCCCGCTGCAAGAATAGGAAAGCTCCGTCCCATCGGCAGCAACCGCCTGGCCGTTCGCTTTAAATGTTACGACGGTGCCGCCGAGCTCGTCTGCACCGGCCCCGAGCTTTTCCATAACTTCTTTTGTGCTATCCGAATAGCCCCACTCACCCAAGAGCGGATCCGCGCTGCAGCCGGACATGAAAATGACCGCGCACAGAATGCAAAGGATTAGGACAAAGGACTTTTTCATTTTTGGTATACCTCCGTTTTCTTGCTATTATATACCAAATTATTCTTTTTGCAAATTTTATAAATTGAGCCACCTTTTGAGCCACCCAGCACGGATTGATACGAACCGATACGAACCGGAGGAAATCCCACGAAACCCGCATTTTTAAGCGGTTTGATTCGGTTTGAACCGGTTTGATTTTACCCCAAAACAGGACTTAAAATCCTGCGGGAGTTAAACCCCGTACCGGTTCGATTCCGGTCTTCGGCACCAAAAAAGATGTCAACCATGCTGGTTGATGTCTTTTTTATTTTATAATTTATTATTATTCACTGACTGCCATTGTAGCAAAATTGTAGCAGAATTAAGATTGATTCGTTTCGGATTGTTTAAAATTTAGTATATTATCTACTGCAATACTGGCACGTTTTAATGCACCATCAAAAATATGAACATACATATTTTGTGTAATTGTTATATTGGCATGACGTAATAGCGCAGATATTACAGGCATTGGAACACCGGCCTCATTTAGTATTGAAGCACAAGAATGTCTTAAATCATGAAATCGGCACTGTTTTAATCCATTAGCGGATTGCACGCATTTTAATATTCGGGCAGAATGAGCAACGGTGTCCAGGCTTACGTCAAAAACTCTTGATTGAATTAATCCGGAAGACAATTGCGATTCTCTTAATTCAAAAAGAAAATTATATACTGAATCGGGCATTAACAACGATTGGAAGCTGCTTTCTGTTTTTGGAGCATTATTGACTTCTTTACCATTTGCGATTGTTCTATTATTTTTTATATCAATCGTCCTACTATCAAAATGCACATCAGACCAAAGCAAGCCAAAAACCTCACCCCTCCGTAATGCCATATATAACGCAAGAAAAACAGGGCCATATAAAAAGTGTTTCATATCTTTTAAAACATTTAACAGTTTGATTGCATCAGAAGATTGTAATATAGAAAATTTATATTGTTCTCCGCTAGGCCGGTCAATATATTTTGCTGGATTGGTTTGAATTATACCGACCGAACATGCATAAGACAGGCAGGCTCTTAGCGTCCTATATGCCCTGTCAATAGTTTTTGGCCGTCCACATAATTGATCTATCGCAGTTTGTATTTTTGATGCTCTTAAAGTTTGCAGTGGTTCATTTCCGATTAACGGCTTAAGCTTTTCCACATCTGATTTATAACTTGAAAAGGTGGTTGCTGACCGTTTACCTATCTCTACCTTTTTTTCAAACACCTTAAGCCATTCATCCATAAATGCACCAAGTTTTAGCTTATGGGCATTTTTATATCCTGAAACATTTATAGACTGAACGGAAACCGCCCATTTTTCAGCATCTTCTTTTTTAATAAACCCACCCTTAAATTTTGTTTGTTGCTGGTTGTCGCTGTCGCGCCAAAAAACGCGGGCTTCCCATTTCTTTGTATTTGTATTTCTTGTAATTTTAGCCATTATCATACACCTATTAAGTTTTAAGAAGAAGAAAATCTATATAAACTACGTTATCAACCCTTTTATGAACGGCTATGCGTTTTTTAATTTTTGACAGCAATCGTTTACATCGAGCGTAATGCGTACTATTTGTTTTGTGTGATCGTCTGCAATATCAAATACAGCAGCAATATTTATTGCTTCTTCTGAAATATTTGGTTTTGTTTTAATCTGGGGGCGTAAATCGTCAACGGTAATTCTTATTGTATGACAAATTTTAATAATATTGTTTACTCCAGCCTTTTCAACGCCGTTCTTTAATATGGTTACAATAGTGCTTTACGGAACACCGCTTATTTCTGCAATTCTACTAACACTTAACCCTGATTTTTCAATAGCCAATTTGAAGTTTTTGGTTAAATCGCACATTTTATACACCTCTTTTATACAAACAATATCACGTTTTATACCTATAGTCAATTAATTTTATCAGAATACCGAAAATATTACCATAAATCTATTGACAAATAACAAAATACCGATTATCCTATACTTAAATTATCAGATTTACGATAGAAAGGGATAGAACAATGTTAAATATTATAGTCATAATGAAAAATAGAAATGTAAGCATAAGCGATATAGCGAAAACTCTTGAATGCAGAATCACCACGGCAAGCATGAAACTTAATAGTAAAACCATAATTACTACAAAGGAAGCCTTTAAAATAAAAGACAATCATTTTTCTGACAAAACAATTGATTTTTTATTTTCTGACTACAAAGAAGAGGAATAACAAATGAGCAAGGTTAGCCCGTTTTTAAGTGTACCCGATGCGGCAACAGAATTTAAACTGGGAAGAAACCGCCTGTATGAGGCGATAAAGACAAAAAAACTTCGGGCATATAAACCTAACAATAAAACACTCTTACTCAATCCGGCAGACATAATTAAATGGATTTTAAAAAATCCATTTTAAAAGCAGTCTTTAGAAGCGGCCAAAACAGGCCGGGAGGGAGAAACAGATGAAAAGCAGGAATCATATTAAAAAGCCCAAAAAGGGCGGGAGGCCGGTGATGGACCGGAAGATAGCGCGGAACCTTCTTAAAATGCGGACAAGAAACAACAATATCCGTGAAGCTTGGTTCAACATGCAGATCAGAAAATACGGGCCGCAAAAATATATGGCAATACTGAAAGCATCCAGTAAATAAGTTTATAGGCGAGGCTAAGCCTGAGTTGCTGGGCTGCGTACAAAGGCAAGCCAAACCCATAAATCCAAACGATAAAGGAAAGGAGGTTAAAAAAT